TACAATAAGTTAACTGACTTACCACGAATACCTGATGCGCTTGTTGCGGCTGTGAATACGATTGAACCATTCTCTAAAGCAATGTCACCTTTGTTCCATGTAGTGACACCTTGCTGTAACCATGTAGGAAGATTCTCATACATGATTTGATAACGATACAAAACTTCTCTAGCGGCAGTCGCTTTGTTTGCTAGAATCGCTACAGTCTTGCTTCCTTGAAACAATGTGTACCAAAGAATATAGGCAGCCGATGTTGTTGTCTTACCTTGTTGGCGCCCTTCCATAAGAATAACTTTACGATTCTCATGGATAACTTTTACTTTATTCTTTTGACAATCGTAGAGTTTGAATGACTGAAGCCCGTGGTCTAGCGTGACAATCTTACAATAACTTTCAATGAAGTATATCGGATCGTCAGCACATTTAACGTACTCTTCAATTTCGTCTTTTGTGAAGTTGAGCGGTACGCCAGATGCTTTTAAATTAGAATTCCCTAAATAGGATTTCGCAGTCATCTCTTGCCAATTAGTTTTTGTAATTCTGCTGTACTACCAACAAACAATGCATTCGTTACATGCTGTGGTTGTTGTGTGTCATCTTTCTTACTCTTCAATTCTTTTACTTTTTTACCTAAGTCTAACAAATCTTTGTTAGTGTCTGACAATGTTTTAATCAATTGTCCAACAACTTCATATGCTCTCGGAGACTCACCTTCTTTAGCTAAGAAGATAATGTTTTCCATAGCAATTTTGCCTTGTTCAATGAATGACTTTAAATTCTCTCTCGCATATTCATAGTCAGCATCTATAGACTCATCGTTTGGTGCACCAGTAGAAGCAGGTTCTTTAGTTTGTTCTACTACTACAGGTAATGCTTGTTCAACAATCTTACCTTGCACATCAAATATGTCATTCAATTTATCATCAACTGTTTTTTTCATTTTAAGGTTTATATCCATTTTCTGTTGTTATAGTTTCACTCACTCCAAACTCAGAGTTTCCTGTGAACGTTTGTGTGGATATGATAGCTTTGTTGATTCCAGAACCATCATCAATAAGATTAACATCTTCTTTGACAATGTACTTGAATTTTTTGACTGGTCCAAATAGATACCCTTTAATGACAAAATCTAATTGCCATGTCTGAATTCTACGTGATTCAAAATCACCCTCATAAGAATCGTCTGAAGTCACAGAAATCAATTCAATAGGTACGTCCATATTTAAACTCAACTCAGGTATCATCTTCATAGTGACTGTAAAGTCTGGAGTAAAGAATGGCACAATTTGCTCTACAATTTGTGTGCCGTCTTCCGTATTTTTAACAAGCACATGCAAAGAGAAATTGAAGTCGTATGGTACAGGTGAGTACATGAAGTTAAAATCTAGCCCACCAGTATCAACGCCTCTAGTTATTTTGTGTGCGCTGTTAAGTTTACGGCTTGGTGCATATGTCATACTAGTAAACTCAAAGCCTAGTCGTGGCAAAGTAACTGAAATCTCACGATTCAACGTAGGATCACTTGTAACTCTCTGAATAAACTTCTGCTTTGGTCCGTATTCAATAGGAACGTTTAGCGTTTGAATTTTAGTTCCTGCGGTGTTATATCTGTCAATTTGAATTTCGTTAAACAAATTACCAAACATGATTACGTAACGTCTTAGCGTTCCGTGATAGAAGTCGTGTCCGAACATCATATTAGAAAGTCCTTGTCGATGAGAATGGGTTTTGTTCTGAGAAGTCCAGAATATCATCATCGATAATCTTCTGTCCAATACTCTCATTATCTGCGGCAACTTCAGCGGCTACAATAACGTTAGCTTCATTGATAATGAATGTGCCATCTTCAAGCAGTAACAAGAAATTCTCTTCATCAAGCATTTTTTCATTGTTAACTGTTGACATACTATACTGAGTTTCAATATTGTCAATGTCGGTAACTTCAGTATCAAGACGTTCGCTAGAGTATTCGAATCTATCACAACGCATTTCGTATGTGTATAATCTTCCTAACTGAAAGAAGTTTTCAATGTTCTCTGTGAATTTAATTTCGTACATGTAACCAAGCATAGGAATCCAAATTAGGTCTCCTTCTCTTGGTCTTAGAATGCTTGCATAGTCGTACAATTGTTCATCTAGTAAATAGTCACCATCTTCATTTTTCATATTGTAACTATACTCAGTTATGAATGATGGCTTCAATGATTGTGTAAAGCGTTTCTGTGCAACAACGAATGTAATTGATTCGTCAATTTGCAAACCAAACTTGGAAAGAAAATCTTCTTGTCCTGCAAATCCATCAAAACTCTTAATGTACAATTCTAATTCAAGTGCGTCATCGAAAATCATAGACGCATCTTCACCGTAAATCATATCTAAATTTACGTGCGTTCTTGGTAAGTAATAACCATCTACACCATAAATCTTAATCGATTCTATGACTAAATCTTCAACAAGATTTTGTTCCTGTTTGACAGGAGTGTACTGATTAAAATAACGATTACGTGCCATAAGATTAGCCTAACATATCAGTAACAGGTAAAGAATATGTGCTAATCATTTCAGCTTCCATAGCTTGAATTTCATCTGTAGCTTCGTCATATATCTTTTGCCCGTTAAATGTAACTCCTCCTGGCATAGAAAGCCCTTCAAACTTTTTCAAGTTTTCGCCCCATTGCTTTTTAATTTGTGATGTGCAATATCTCTGTAGCCATCTGTCGTTATAAACATCTGTGTATGTGTCAGGGTTTAACTTTTGATACGCTTCAACAATGATGTATTCGCCAAGAACAACTTTCTCGCCCCAATAAATGTCTACATAAAGTTTATTTGAATGTCTTTGAAAACGAATAGCTTGTTTACCAACAAATAATTCTTCAGCTAAAGCAACGTTCTGCAATGCCATGTAGTATGGCGCAAAAGGACCGGTATTGAAAGCAAACAAATCGTTAAGTGCAATCTGATATCTTAGATTGAATAGATTGTTTGTGGAGTAACTGTTGCCTAATGGAAGAATATTGATTACGCCAATAACAGAATCATCTATCGAAAGATACTTGTTGTCAATATCTGTTTGTGTAACTTGATGTGCTAGATAGACTTTCTCTGTCGCATCGTAGTGATAGTCGTAGTAATATGAAAATGCAATTTCGATGCAGTCTTCAACTTGTTCGTCAGCTACGTTTATCTCTAAGAGAGGCGCACCTAGTCTTCTAAGGCAGAATTGTTTAAATTCTTCTCTTGTTGCCGGCTTACTTGTACTCATTTATGCCCCTTGTGGTAAATGTTTTGATTTTCATCATCTATTTATGAAAAAACTTTTCTACGCTTGACATGGCGGCCTATATAATGTATACTGTAACTTATTATTAAGGTGGATAAACTATGAAAATAAATGGATTGTATTTAGAAGAAAAAAAACCTGATAGTGTTGTTGGTGGGTGTATTGAGATTTTTGAAAAGGCGTGGCCTGTAGACCCTAGACACACAATTGATGTGATAGAAAGAGAATGTTTGAATACTAACTCGGGAGTATCATGGACGAGAGCAGGAACGGTTGGTGCTGGCGCATATCAAGATGCAAGAACAAATCTAATGATGGATTTGACATACGCCTCTGATATTGCTCAAAATCCAATTATTCGTGCTGTTCATAACATGTATTATTCGTTGATTTTAGCGGCATCTAACTCATATGTCAAAAGATATGATGTGCAAGAGCCTCTCTTCCATGAGGGATATCAACTGTTAAAATATAATGGTGGACAAGAATATCATACACATTATGATGGTAGTACTAAAATGGGCAGGTGCTTAAGTGCAATTTGTTATTTGAACAATGATTATGTTGGTGGTGAAATTGAATTTGTTAATTTTGGTGTAAAAATTAAACCAGAACCAGGCATGTTAATTATATTTCCTTCAAATTATGCTTATGCTCACAAGGCACATCCGGTAATAAGTGGAACAAAATATGCAATTGTAACTTGGATTAGAGATAGGACTGTATAAATGAATGAATTTCAAACAAACAAATATAAAATAGTTCGCAATGCAATATCAAAAGAATTGAGCGACTTTATTACACAATATGCGCTTTTTGATGAAATGCAAGATTTTCAAAGTGAAGGGATGGTCAACCCAAATGGCCAGCCGCAGGTTCCAGCCGCACACTTCAAATATGCAGATCCGGCAATGGAAAGTCTTTTGCTACAACTTCATCCAATTATGGAAGAACATACCGGATTAAGTTTGTATCCAACATATTCGTATTTTAGAGTTTATAGAAACGGTGACGATTTGAAACCTCACACCGATAGACCTGCATGTGAAATTTCTACCACACTATGTTTTAACTATGGATACGATGATACAAAATATCAATGGCCTATCTTTATGGATGGGAAAGAAGTTAAATTAAATTCAAGAGATATGGTGATTTATCGTGGTAGTGAATTGAGACATTGGAGAGAAGAATTTTTGTATCCAGAAGATACTTGGCAAGTTCAAGGATTTTTTCACTATGTTGATGCCAATGGTCCTAATGCAAGTCATAAATGGGATATGACTAAGAGAGATGGCATCGGCCAACCTGTAAATAAAAATAAACATTTAAAAATAGACACTAAACCACATAAGCCATATATTCATTGGTTATGATATGAAAATTATTGATAATTTTTTAAATGAACAAGACTTCCTAGCATTAAAAAATGTTTTGTTAGGAAGTAACTTTTCGTGGTATTTAAATTCGACTAAGGTAAAAAATAAGACTACGATTGATCCTAAATTTAACTATCAATTTGTACATGGATTTTATAATGACCATGCACCAAAAAGTCAATATATTGAATTAATCAATCCTATTATTTCTATGCTTAATCCATCTGCTTTATTAAGAATAAAAGCAAATTTGACACCAAACACAGATAAAATTATTGAATATGATTATCATAGAGACTTTGAAACACCACAAAGATTCGAAGGAATGACTGCGGTGTTTTATGTTAACACTAATAATGGATATACAATATTTGAAAGTGGAGAGAAAGTATCTTCGGTTGAAAACAGAATGGTAATTTTTGATTCAAATATTCTACATACCGGAACTACATGTACGGATGAAAGAGTTCGATGTGTATTAAATTTTAACTACTACGAATGGAAAAACTAATATTACGTTAGAATAATCTTCTTAGTTGTTTCTGGATGTGGATCAGTATAGAGCCACATTTCATCATCATCAGCCCAAGTTTTTTTAACCCACATAAGTATTCCTAATTGTGTTGCACGTTTATAAACACGCTTACTCGCATTAGGTCCATAAAAAAGTTCAAATTTTGCATCTTTGGAATGCAAATGACCATCGTGTCTATGCCCAAGAGTTATCATATAAAATTCTGCAAAAGGCCAGAATGATGCAAAAACACCAGCACCTCCACCCTCATATGCTAAGACTTCCCATAAATCAACGTCTTCAACTTTCATTTCTCTAGAATAATCCCATTCTGGAGGAATAATATCTGACCCTAATCCTCCAGCATTTTGGAATTTTGTTTTCTGAAGTTCATCATTGTCAACTTCAGTAAAAATATTATAAGTCGTTTTCAATAGCATTATTTATTCCAAATTAATTTTATTGGGCTAGAGGGTATCTAACAATTACACTTCCAGGAGAACCTGGACATCCTTCACCTCCGCCAGGCGCAGTGCCGAGTGGAATGCGGCCAGCGCCTCCACCACCCATGCCTAGTCCAGCTAATAGTGAACCCCCTCCTGGCATTGACCCCCAAGGTAGTCTTATGGTGGCAGCATGTCCTCCAACATTGAGCGTTTGTGTGCCAGCGCCTATAGGGGCTAAATATCCAACACGGGCTGAATACGCCTGAACCGTGAAACCGTCTGCTCCAGTAAATCCATA